AGGGGTTAAATAAGTATTACGGGCTTTTAGAATTAGCTGAAGACGCAGGAATCTTTACCAAAGTATCTACGAGATATGAGATGCCAGATGGTTCTAAAATTTTCGGAAAAGCTATTTTGAAAGAGCCCGAAAAATACTTCACGGAAGATGTATTAGAAAAGATAAATCAGCATGTTAAAACAGTTTTTCTTTATGGTGATAATACTGATATGAAAGATGGTGGGGTCGATGATAAATCTAATTAACATAAACCCAAGTATCACCATAAAAGATAACTCGCCGTATCAGCGATGGAGAATATGATGGTTGATCATCGATATGAAACACAAGTATCATTCTACCAAAAATATAACTATGCTGCGACTGCAGATATTCGTAAAGAATTGGTTGATCAGATGAATGGAATTATAGACGATCTTTACGAGAATCGGTATAATGAGTTATATCATGAAAATGCGTTTAGACGAGTTAAGGGGAAACAACTTACAATACCCACCAAATTGTTACCTAAAGAAATGGTAGATTTTATATTGTCTATGGGTCGGGGATATTTGAGTACTTCGGGGTTGCAACTCAGGGAAATTGATCCAACCACAACTAATTTAGAAATTCAACAAATTTGGGCGACAGACTCTGAAGAGACCGATTATACACCAATTCACAGTCAATTTGGTCTAATGTCTGGTGTGTTTTATTTACGAGTTCCACCACAAGTTTCAGAATTAAACGAGGAGGGGTCTTTCAATTTTCATCACGCAGAAGATGGGTATGAAGATGTAAACCCCCTCCAAAGCATTAGACCGAAGAGCCACGATATGGTACTTCCAAGCGTGGGAAAATTTCTCATTTTTCCTGCTTGGTTAAAACATTCAGTAACTCCATTTTTTGGGCCTGGAATCAAAAGATCAGTATCTTTCAATTTAATATGTCCAGAAGCAACTGAGTGGATACCTTCCAAAATCAAAGAACCATATGTCAGAAGAACTTTCGAACAGTCTTTAAAGATAGATACCGCAGGGGGCCCCGATGCTAAACTTAAAGGTGACCGAAATCTTAGAGGATTGGCTGATGCCTGATCTTTCCCCCCAAAAACATATTCCAAAACTTAAAGATAATTGGTATATTATTTGTTCCAATCCAGAATCTCCTGACGATAATAGTCTTTGTATTCAAATTATACAAGGTCCATTTTGTCATGTTATAGTTAAATACAAAGACTTTAAAACAGACCCAAATTTAAACGATGATGGTACCTTGACATGTCAGTATGGTTATGATATAATAACATCACCATCTGATATTGGCGAAAGAGTCATAACCGATGAACAGGGTATAATATTTGAAGAAAAATTAGGTCAAGCGATTTTAGAAATAATAGAAGAACACCATATAGGTAGTGATGAAGATAGAAACAACCATACTAAAGAATCTGTTACAGAATGAAGATTATGCAAGAAAGGTACTACCATTTTTAAATGATAAATATTTTACTGAAAATTCTGATAAAATTGTCTACAATCAGATAAATAATTTTATACTAAAATATAATTCTCTCCCAAATAAAGAGGCTCTTAATATTGAATTAAGTGAAGCAAAAATCACAGAAGAAGATTTCAAAGAGTCTATAAACCTTATCAATGAGATTGGTAAAGATGACCAAGAATTTTCAGACCTCTCATGGTTATTGGACTCAACAGAAAAATTCTGTCAGGACAAAGCAATCTACAACGCAGTTGTCGAATCAATATCAATCCTCGACAATCCTAAATCAACAACAGACAAGGGTGCGATCCCCGACATTCTTTCCGATGCTCTTGCTGTCTCTTTTGATCCTCATGTCGGTCATGATTATATTGACGACAGTTCTGACAGGTTTGATTATTATCATAGGATTGAGGAGAGGATTCCATTTGATCTCGACTACTTTAACAGAATTACCAAGGGGGGTCTTCCACAAAAAACGCTAAACATTTGTCTTGCCGGGACAGGTGTTGGAAAATCTCTGTTCATGTGCCATGTTGCAGCTTCTTGTCTTACACAAAATCAAAATGTACTTTATATTACTCTTGAGATGGCAGAAGAAAAGATTGCTGAAAGAATTGATGCAAACCTTTTAGATATTTCTATTGATGACCTTCACAGTCTACCAAAAGACCTTTATGATAAAAAAATAAATAATTTAAGTAAGACTACAAAAGGAAAACTAATAATTAAAGAATATCCAACCGCATCTGCAAATGTTAATCATTTTCGTGCATTGTTGAATGAACTAAATCTTAAACGGTCATTTGTTCCAGACATTATATTTGTAGATTATCTTAACATTTGTACATCTTCCAGAATAAAAACAGGGTCTAATGTCAATTCTTACACGCTCATCAAATCAATTGCAGAAGAACTGCGCGGTCTTGCTGTGGAAAATAAACTTCCCATTATTTCCGCGACGCAAACGACGCGACAAGGATTTTCAAGTACTGATATCGGGCTGGAAGATACTTCAGAGAGTTTCGGATTGCCAGCGACTGCAGATCTTATGTTTGCAATTATATCTACTGAGCAGATGGAAGAAGTTGGACAAATATTAGTAAAACAGTTGAAAAATAGATATAATGACACTACATTAAATCGTAAATTTGTAGTGGGCATTGACCGTGCCAAAATGAGATTATTTGATGTATCCCAAGCAGCACAAGAGGAGCTAGTAGATACTGGCCAAAAAAATGATGATACACCATCCTTTGACATAGCAACTGGTGGTAAATTTAAGAAACAAGATTTTTCAGGATTCGACTATGAGTAGAAAAGAAAATTCAACACACAACTATGAAAAATGATACTGTAGTTATTGATCGTACTGGTGCTAACAGTGATTCTGATACAATAAAGAAGACTAAAAAACTAAAACCTCCGCGAAAATATAAAGTCATTTATCATAATGATAATTATACATCAATGGAATTTGTTACTTGGTCATTGATGGAGTTTTTCAACAAAACAGAAATTGATGCTCAATCTCTTACTCTTGAAATTCATAAATTTGGATCTGCAATAGCAGGAATATATGTCTATCAAATCGCAGAACAAAAAATATGGGAAGTCTTGACATCCGCAAGAGAAAACGAATTTCCATTACAGGTCACAGGTGAAACAGAATAATATAATAAATCTTTCAGATTATCGTAAAGAAAAAACTCCCCCCCAAATTCCCCTGCAATATATCCAAGACTTTGAAGTTGGTGGATACTACATATATCCAAAATTGGGTGTAATGATACATTGTATGTTGATCACAGACAATTCTCACACCCACAATAATGAACTAATGTACATAATGGAAGATCAGTTTGGTAATATATTTTCTGTACCTATTGATGATCCAGATGGTGCAGTAGATTGGTGTTTTCTTGAAAAAGAAGTTTTTACAAAAATGGTCAAAAAACACCCACCAGAATCAGAGTTTGAGCCAGAGCCCCCAAGAGTTGGTTGAGTATAAATATTCGGAGATAGTATAACTTTTTTAGGGAGTAAAATGAAAACATTTTCTAGATATATTGATAATTCCGATTTACCGCAGTTAGTTGAGATGCTATCAGAAAATTATCTTAATTTTTTGACAGAAGGTGGTAGATCTTCTGAAATTCAGTTTAACTCCGAACTTGGCCCTCTCCTTGCATTTTGTGAAAAAAAACCACTAGATGATGAATTTTCTGAAGAAACATTTGAAGATTATTTTAATTTATCAAAAATTCAAAATGCTGAAAGTTGCATGGCAGCTATTAAAAAATGGTTATTTGATGACCAAAATTATATTCCTCTGATGTTTAAAAAATATTATGATCTCACTAAAGATAAAATTATTCCACTAATTAGAAAAGAAGGTGAATTACCTAAAAAGTACGGTTGGATAGGAAAAGATGCACGAAAACAGGATGAAGATACAAATCCCGCTGATATTGATTTCTTAGGAACAGATAGTTTGGGTGTTTCCATGAAAGCAAAATCAACTGGAATCACCCTTTCAAATTTAAAACCCGAAACAATAATGGGATTTAAAAAGGGTGGAGCACAAGATGTATTAAATGATTACACGATGTATCATGGTGAAAAAAGAGATGTTAACTTGTTTGTTCTTGCTAAAAAGAAAGTTTTCATTAGAGTACTTAATGCAACAAGACGATTGAAGGGTGATTTTTTAATTCCAATCAAAGACAAATATAAGATTAGGCATGCAGGTGGAAACAAGTATGAAATATTTTGGGATAATTCATCTAAAATTTTAGATAAAGCTGATATTTTAAATCCAGAAACTTTACAGAAAGCTCAAAAATGGATGAGAGTTTTTGGTGATTGGTTTCAAACAAATAAAAGTAATCAAGATCTTGAAAAACTGTATCAAGGTATGGCAAATGTTGCTGCTGAAAATGTATTGAATGCAATAAAATCTACAATGACTTCAAGTAATCAAATACTTAAAGCATTAAATATGAATTCAACACGTTCTTATTACTATGCAACTGACAAATATGTGTATAGAGTTCCATCTGGTATTGAATTAAGAGGGGAATTAGAAGTTAAGGATGTTACTTTTAAAAAGTCTGCTGGTGTTTCAGGTGTTTTTTTTGTTGCTGAAATAGGACTAAAAGGTAATGATGAATCAATGTTATGTACTATTGAAATTAGATATGGACAGGGAACCTTTGCAGGTTCACAAGATGCCAGAGTTAAAGATTTAAAAAATGCGGAAGCCTTACTTTGGAGAAAGCTTTAATGCTTAGTTTCAACGGATTCCTCACAGAAGAGAAAAACCTCCACATGGAGCACTTAGAAGATGAGGTTCTAAATAGTGGTATAGTGGGAACGCGGGGAGCAATTAACTTCCTACAGTCCCTAAGAGATATGCTCGCTGGAAATGTAAAATCCAGTGTTAATGTGACGGTGAAGTGGGATGGTTGTGTCCACGAAGATACTGTTGTATTGACGAATGATGGTGATAAAACAATTAGAGAAATTGTCGAATCTGATAAATTATTATCTGTGATTGGAAATAATTTGGAAGAACAAATAAAAATAGACAAATCAACCCCGATAATTGATAGATATGCCAAAGATGGAAATAAAGAATGGGTAGAGGTTGTTTTTGAAAATGGAGAGAGCATAAAAGTAACAGAAGATCACGAATTATATACCACAAATAGGGGATGGGTGAAGGCAATAGAATTGAATGAGAATGATGATATAAAGGAACTGTAAAGTGTGATGGAGTCCATCTTAAATACTCGATTTGTATAAATAGAAATATAATACATTTTACGAGGAGAGTATATGAATAAAATAAAAATAACCAAACAAATGGAACAGAAATATATCCAACTGTATAAGGACATATATTCTGTTTCCGCTGTAATGAAAATTGTGAATGATGCTGTTGGTAGAAATAGAATAGTAAATATATTAAAAAAAGAGGGAATTTATGAGGGGTTGAATGGTGAAAATTATTTGAAAATGAAAGTTTTAAATAATGAAAAAATAATGATGGAACGATATGGTGTTAAAAATTGGGGGCAGACACCGGATGGTGGATGGAAACCACAAAATAAAATACCATATAAAAAAATAACATATTTGAATGAGTCATTTTCGAAATATCACAAATTGGTAGAGAAAAAAACTAAAAAATATGTTGATAAGATAAAAGAAAAACCATCGTATTGTGAATATACTGGTATACAATTTGCGGACGTGTCAGGAAAAACAAACCCCAACGATCCAAGAAAAAGAAGTGTCGACCATAAAATACCGATAGTCATTTGTTATTTGAATAATGTCAGTGTCGAAGACGCGGCAGATACAAATAATATACGGTTTGTTTTACGATATGTTAATAGTATAAAACAAAATACACTCCATGAAAGTTTTTTACCTATAGCCATAAAAATAAGAGAGGTTTTTATAAATGAGGGTTACGAAAGTACGAAAATTAACTACCAAATATAAACAATATGATATTAGTACCGGTACGGGCAATTTTTACATTAAATGTGGCGAAAAATATATTCTAATACATAATAGTCCAGCCATCTTCGCAGGAATTAACCCTGAAAATGGTCAGTTCTTTGTGGGCACCAAGGGAGTGTTCAATAAGAATGCGAAGATCAATTATTCCCACGATGACATTGATCGGAATCATCCGAACACTGGTCTTAATCAAAAACTCAAGGTAGCACTCACTGAGCTGTCAAAATTGGGTATAAAAGAGGTCATTCAAGGTGACATGATGTTCACTCGGGATGACTTAAAAAAAGAAACTATAGAAGGAAAGCAGTACATAACTTTCCAACCAAATACTATTGTTTATGCAGTTCCAGTTGAAAGTGCAGGTAAAATATTATCTTCTTCGATGGGAATTGTCTTTCACACTACTTATAGTGGAAAAACGATGGAAGATATGTCTGCTTCATTTAATGTTAATCTCAGAGGATTAAACAAGAATTCTGGTGTATGGTTCTCGGATGCAGAATATAAAGATACATCAGGAACAATCAATTTCAATAAAGCTGAAACCGCTGATATAACTAATATCCTATC